CTTAACGATACGATCACCACGAAAGGTGGTTTGGAACTTTACATAGATACTAAATTCGATGAGTTTGAAAACAGAATCACAGAAGGCCCAGTCGTGGCGTCTCCGTTCAAGTACGATACTGGAGTCGAAGTGGGTGACACTCTCTACTTCCATCATCATGTTGTTATTAACGACGGTCAGCCTCTTACTGGTGAAGACAATCACTTTATTGTTCAGTATAACCCTAGCTATACCGCTGCTAATCAAGCTATTGCTTACAAGTCTAAAAAGACTGGTGAGGTACGTCCGCTGGCGGGCTGGTCACTCCTCGAAAGCGTGGAAGAACCAGAAGAGGAACAGTCAAGTATTATCGAGGTTGTCAAGATGTCAGAAAGCCCTGTCACTAAAGGGCGGGTTGCTTTTGAAGCGCCTTGGGTGGATGAACTAGGTCTTAAAATAGGGGATGTGGTAGGCTTCAAGGAAAACAGAGACTACAGGATCAATATAGACGGAAAGGAGTATTACCGAACGCGAACCGAAGACCTTATGTATGTCGAAGTCTAAGTTTACTACGGTCAGCGCCGCTCAAAGGTTAATGGACAGCATGGAAATAGCGATCAACAACATGATCGAAGAAGTCAAGAAGCCAGTCGATCCTGAAGCGGGTGGGTCAGCGCGTAAGGCTGAGCTCCAATCCATAAAGCAAACCGCTATCGACTGTAAAGAGCTTTTGGTGGAGCGCCAGAGGCTAGAACAAATGGTTAAAGAACTCAAGAACAATGGAGAAATCGAAAATGAAAAAGACTACTCAGGAGGATTCGCAGAAAGATTCTCAAAATAACGCTAGTGGATTGATCTACTGGGAGGACTACAACTTTGATAATCAGTCAATTACGACCGATCACATAAAAGTATACTTTAAGCTCTCTTAGCTCAGTTGGTTAGAGCATCCGACTCATAATCGGCAGGTCCCAGGTTCAAGTCCTGGAGGGAGCACATGCACCAGTAGCTCAGTTGGATAGAGCATCTGCCTTCTAAGCAGACGGTCACAGGTTCGAATCCTGTCTGGTGTACGAATTAAATTAAACAACATGCCTGATCTAATTTGCGAAAAATGTAAAGCAGAGAAATCTGTTAGAAGCCTTACGATGAAATTTAAGGATGGTAGCGTCTACTACCCTGAAGGACAGTGCGAATGTGGCGAACAAATGGAAATTAAAAACCCGAAAGAGGGTATGCCTTCGCTAGGAAGAATGAACTCACATGGACAGAGCTATTGATGTCCACTATAATCGACATAAAAGGGTATGAAACTAAGGGGATTAAGATCGACCCTAACGGTACAGAAGGAGAAGCTATCGAGCTCCACGGGTTACTCGTGGTCTTACCGAAGAAACCGCGCAAATCGGAAATTCTCTTCCATGACCAGCCAAAGAAGTTGCAGCTGTGGAAACGCACACCTATGCCAGAGGAAATGCGTAGAATACGCAGTATGGATGAGTGGCTCGAAAAACCTTCCGAGTTTCGCAACAAGTTTCGTTCTTACATCGAACAAGAGTTTCAGCGTAGGCGCGACGGTGTTTGGTTTTACAATAATGGGGAACCTACGTATATTACAGGGAGACACTATATGTTTCTACAATGGTCTAAAATTGATATCGGATACCCATCATACCTCGCTTTCCAAAAAGACATCTTTACGCACATGGCTGCTTGTGAAGCTGACCCTCGTTGTTTCGGTCAGCTTTATACTAAGTGTCGTCGTTCTGGCTACACTAACATATGCTCTGCTGTCTTGGTGGATGAAGCTAGTCAAGTTAAAGAGAAGCTTCTTGGCATACAGTCGAAGACAGGTAAAGACTCGCAGGAGAACATTTTCATGAAGAAGGTGGTTGCGATCTTTCGCAGCTACCCGTTTTTCTTTAAACCTATCCAGGACGGTACTACAAACCCTCGTATGGAGCTGGCATTCCGCGAACCATCTAAGCGCATCACGAAAAACAACAAGACCTCTCATAGAGGTGACGCTCTTAATACGGTTGTCAACTGGAAGAATACCACTAATAACGCTTATGACGGAGAAAAACTTCATATGCTTTATCTCGACGAGGCTGGTAAGTGGGAAAAGCCTACTGATATTAGAGAGGCGTGGAGAATTGAAAGAACATGCTTAATTGTAGGTCGTAAAATTGTAGGTAAAGCTCTAGTGGGCAGCACTGTAAACCCCATGAATAAAGGAGGAGAGGAATACAAGGGGTTATGGTACGACTCTGACCCCAACGAGCGCAATAACAACGAAAGAACAAAGACAGGTCTTTATAGAATCTTTATCCCAGCTTATGATGCCCTAGAGGGCTTTTTTGACGCATACGGAAATGCCGTTGTAGAGGATCCACCTCAAAGCGTACACATACATGGTATAGATGGAGATACTATCGAAATAGGCAGTAAAACCTATTTAAAGAATGAGCGCAAGTCCTTCAAGGACAATCCCTCAGAGTTAAATGAGGTGACTCGACAGTTCCCTTTTACTGAAGACGAAGCCTTTAGAGATAGCATCGAAGGGAGCTTATTTAATATAGGTAAGATATACCAGCAGATTGAGCACAACGATGAATTGTTTCCAAACCCTGTCGTTGTAGGTAACTTCACCTGGAAAGAAAAAGACAAAGAAGTTGTTTTCTCCCCCACGCCTAACGGAAGGTTTAGGGTTTCCTGGATGCCAGACCCTTCTGAAAGAAACGTAATGAAAACAGAAAGAGGAAAAAAGGTTCCTCCTTTTGTTAACTACGGCTGCGGAGGGGTTGACTCTTACGATCTGGACGCCACTGTAGATGGAAGGGGCTCTAAAGGGGCTCTTCACATGTACAATAAGTTTAGCATGAACCGACCTTCCAATATGTTTGTTGTGGAGTATGCTTCTCGTCCAGATTTAGCCAGCATCTTTTATGAGGATGTGTTGATGTGTTCTTTTTACTATGGCTATCCCTTACTTATAGAGAACAATAAGTACGGTATCGCAAGATACTTTGAGTCAAGGGGTTACGACGGCTATCTTATGGATAGACCAAATCACCTAAAAACAGTAAACTCTTCAATTAACGTAAGGACCAAAGGTATACCTTCTAATTCACAAGACGTAATACAGTCCCACGCTCAGGCAATTGAAGCGTACATACACGATCACGTAGGGACTAATTACGAGTCTGGAGAAATAGGTAGGATGTATTTTAACAAAACCCTGGAGGACTGGATAGGATTTAAGATTGATAAGCGAACAAAGTTTGACCTTACCATTAGTTCTGGACTAGCTTTATTGGCAGCACAAAAAGAAAAGCAAAAACCAAAAGCTGACTTCAAAGAAAAGGTGTTTTTCAGGAGATATAAGGTCTAGCATTGATTTGCTATATTTGCAGAATACGCGCATATCGTCAGATAAAATATGAACTATACAAACAACAAGCGTAAAAGCTCATTTCCTGATCCTCTAGCAAGCACAGAAACAAAGCAGCAAAAAGCTTATGGCGTAGAGTATGCGAAGTCGATAGAGTCCCAGTGGGGTAAGATAAACAGCTCTACTTCTTTATACGGGAAAAGAAATAACGTTTTCGAAAAGAGCAGAGACTACGCAAACGGAACTCAAGATACAAATATATATAAAAAGCTTCTTCGTTCTTTAGCGCCAAATGCGGGTGACGGAAGCTTACTTAACATTGATTACACTCCAGTTCCTATCTTACCTAAGTTTGTTAGAGTTGTAGTAAACAAAATACTTTCGAGAAACCCTTACCCCAATCTAGAGGCTGTTGATCCACTATCATCATCAGAAAAAAACAATAAAAAGCGTCGCATTGAAATGCAGGTTGAAGCGAAAAAGCAGCTCCAACAACTAAAGCAACAGACGGGTATGGTTATCGGTGAAGATCCTGACAACCTGCCTGACTCTTTAGAGGAGGCAGAGATTTTGCTAGGAACTAACATCAAGACTGACGCTGAGATTGCAGCTCAGATCGGAACAAACATGACCCTTTCTTGGAACGACTTCAATGACGCTGTTTTTAGACGGTGTGTCAACGACCTTGTTTCTTTGGGCATGGCTGTAGTAAAGAGAAGTAATCACCCTAGCGAAGGCATTAAGACGGAGTATGTTGATCCATCCACTTTTATTCATAGCTATACTGAGGACCCAGGGCTTAATGACCTCATGTATGGAGGGCATGTAAAGAAGGTGTCTATATCTGAGCTCAAGCGCATTGCAAGTGGCGAGCTCACCGAAGAAGAGTTTAAGGAGATTGCTGAGAACGTAAAAAACAACGACGGAAATGATCCTAGCCTGTTTAATAAAAGCAATTACAATAACAGGCTTTTAAGGCAGGAGTTCGGTTACGACGAGTACATGGTTGATATCCTGGATTTTGAGTTTATTTCTGTCGATTGTATATACTTTGAGGAAAAGGAAAATCGTTTTGGAAGCACGAACCTTTATATGAAGGGGTTTGACTACGAAGAAAAAAGCGGTAGCGTTTTTGATCGGAATCCTAAAAAGATGGAGGTTGCCACCCTGTACGGAGGTAGCTATATCCTTGGAGGGTGCGAAATAATCTTTGATTATGGCATGAAAAAAAACATGCCTAAAAACATTCACGACCTATCCAAGGTGTCCCTTTCTTATTCTGCTGTTTCTACGAACCTCAGGAACATGATGCCGAAGTCTATGGTTGATAGCTGTAAGGGGTTTGCTGACATGCTTCAGCTTACTCACTTAAAGATACAGCAGGCTATTGCCAAGGCAAAGCCCGATGGATTGATCATTGACATTGAGGGGCTGGAAAACGTTCAGCTCGGAAAAGGAGGCGACCTACAGCCTCTTGACCTTCATGATATATACGAGCAAACGGGTGTCTTCTACTACAGAAGCAAGAACCCAGAGGGTGGATTTCAGAACCCTCCAGTTAGAGAGATAGGTAATTCTATTAGAAACATCAACGAACTTATAGGTCTCTACAATCACTATCTTCGGTTGATCAGAGATGCTACAGGTATCAATGAAATGATGGACGCCTCTACACCTAAGGGTGACACGCTTGTTGGTGTTCAGCAGAATGCTATAGCAGCTGGAAATAACGCGACATACGACATCACTAACGCTTCTATGATCCTGTTTAAAAAGGTTTGTGAAGATGTAGTGAAGTGTATTCAGGTTTTACCTACAGACTCTGTGATATTTACAGCCTATGAGAACGCTATAGGCAAGGAAAATATGTCTGTTTTGTCGTCGTTTAAAGATCTTCCTATGTACAACTTTGGCGTTCAGGTGGTCAAGGAAATGGAGGATAGCGATAGAGCTTATCTTGAACAGAACATTCAGATGTCGATTCAACAAAAGGAGATTGACATTGAAGATGCTATATCTATTCGCAACATGAAAGATATCGCTCAAGCGGAACGTCTTCTCGTGGTTAGAAGAAAAAAGAGAATGGCGAAGCAACAAGAGATTGCCATGCAAAACTCGCAAATGCAAGCCCAGTCAGCTCAGCAGGCCGCCCAAGCTGCCTCTCAAGCAAAGCAACAGGAGATGCAAATGGAGGCTCAACTAGAAGCTCAACAAATGCAGCTTAGAGCGCAGCTAGACGGTCAGCTAGAGCAGGTCAAGCATGAGTTTAGAAAAGAAATTGAAATGATCAAAGCTCAGGCAACTCTTGGTTTTAAGGAGGATGACAAAAACTTTAAAGAAAAGCTTGAGGTCCTTAAAGAAGACAGAAAAGACGACAGAGTTAAAAAGCAATCCTCAGAACAAAGTAAGCTGTTGTCTCAAAGGCAAGGAAAAAGAGGTGAGCTTCCAGAGTCGGGGGATAGCGTAGATAATATTGTAAACTCATTATTAGGTTGACATGGCTGAAAAAGTAAACTTAGACGTATCGGAAAAGCTTGATGTTACGTGCAGAAGGGGAGACACCTTTAACTTAACAATTACCCTAAAGGATTCTAGCGGAACCGCTATTCAGCTTGAAACTTTAGGCTATGA